GACCACGGGATAAAGACTTTCGTGGATCACGAATTGAGCCTCGAAATAGGACACATCGGGACGCACGAATACCGGTGGAGCGACGTCGAATATGGCCCTAAACAGTTACGGCAATCTACAGACAACGATAGCTAATTATCTCTCACGAGATGATCTTACTGCCGCGATCCCAGACTTCATCCAGCTTGCCGAAATACGGCTTCGTCGAGATTTACGCCTGCGGCAGATGCTTACACAAACATCGACAGCGGCAACAGGTGGGGTCGCTACGATTAGCCTCCCTAGCGACTTCTTGCAAGCAAGGGATGTGTACGTTGATTCTGATCCCGACTTCCCGATCACATACTCAACGCCAAGTACGTTCATCAGAAATGGCAGGACGAACGAGAGTGGTGTACCGGCTTTCTACACGATCCTCGGCTCGACAATTCAGTTTGCGCCAATTCCTGACAGCAATTACACGATTAAGATTTTGTACTACGCCGCACCTGACTTTCTCTCGACTTCCAACACATCGAACGTCTTTCTAGCCAATTGTCCTGACGCGGTCTTGTATGGAGCGTTAGGAGAGGCTGAACCCTATCTTATGAACGATCCTCGGTTGCAGACCTGGGGTGCTTTGTATGATCGTGCGGTTGCGTCTCTCACGAGGTCTGACGAAGAGTCTCAGTATTCGGGCGTTCCTCTCACGATGATGGTAACCAAGCGATGAGAGTGAACTTCGGCGAGTGGCTCCCAGATCAGCCTGGTGTTGCTGGAGCCCTTGTAGACGCTAAGAACGTTATCCCTCAGCAGGTTGGATATGGTCCTCTACCTTCGCCTAGTGAATGGAGCAATGCGGCTTCAGAGTCGCTTAATTCGGTGGTTGCTGCGGCGGCTCCTGACGAAGCGGTCACGGTCTTTGCGGGTGGCGAGACAAAGCTCTTTAAGCTAGGAACAAACCTAAATCTATCTGATGTTTCTAAGTCCGGTGGGTATACAACCCCATCAGATCAGAAATGGCGATTTACACAGTTTGGCAACCGAGTGATCGCGGCTAATGGAGGCGACAGGCTCCAGGGTTACCTGATGGGCTCATCGACCTTGTTTGCGGATCTTGGTGCTGCTGCTCCTAAGTCTCGGTATGTTACGACCGTAAGGGACTTTGTTGTTGCTGGCTTTAACAACGGGGCAACGGTCTACCCTAATCGTGTTGAGTGGTGTGCGTTAGGTGATGAAACGAGCTGGACTCCTGCCGCAACGACTCAAGCGGACTATCAGGACATCCCTGACGGTGGGCATGTCAAGGGATTGACAGGAGGCGAGTACGGCATTGTGTTTATGGACCGCGCGGTGGTCAGGATGTCGTACGTTGGAAGCCCTCTTGTATTCCAATTCGACACGATCTCTAGGGGTCTTGGGTGCATGGAACCCAACTCGATCATCCAGTACGCGGGGATGTCGTTCTTTTTGTCTGACGATGGGTTTTACAGGTGCAATGGTCAAGCGGTCGAGTCCATTTCTGTCGAGAAGGTGGACAGATGGTTCTTCAATAACGTCGATATATCGCAACTCTCCTCGATGTCTGCTGCGGTAGACCCGCTTAAGAACCTCGTAATCTGGTCGTTTAAGACGGTCGATCAGTCAACTTTCGTGCTTATCTACAACTTCAACCTCAATAAATGGTCTTACGGTGAGGTGAATGTAGACACAATAGCCTCATCTACCGCAATCACGACAACTTCCTCGTCCGGTCTTACATTAGAGCAACTAGACGCTTACGGAAGCCTTGAGACGCTACCTGCAAGCCTTGACTCCTTTGGGTATACGGTTACATCTACACTCTTGACGGGTACGTTGGGGACCAAGATCGTTGCCTTTTCGGGCTCCAATCTGACAGCCAATATCGTTACGCCTGATCTCTCGCTCAACGACACGCCAAGCGTTATTACCTTGGTTAGGCCTGTTATTGATGGCGGTTCTTGCTCGGTTCAAATCAACTCAAGACGCAGGCTCAACCAACAAACCGACTTTACCGGCTCGACCTACTCGGCTAATGACGATAATCGGATTGGCTTGAGGTCTGCCGGAACCTACCATCGACTTAAAACCATTCCGTCTGGTGTTTGGTCATCTGCTGTTGGTTTGGATGTCACGATTGTCCCGCAGGGTTTGAGATGATCTTCCGTACGCTACCTCCGTTTGGTGGCGATCAACGCGCTGTTGCCGAGATTGTTCGCGGCATCATGGACGGTAAGACCAACAACACGGGAACGGTCACGTTAGCCACAGGAAACGCGACTACAACCACGATCACAGACGCTAGGATAGGGGTAGAAAGCAAGATCATCCTTGTCCCTTACTCCGCTGCCGCTTACGCTGATTCGATCCCTTACGGCTCGTTTTTCGACCTTAACGATCAATCTGCCGCGAGCACAACAACAGCTTATGCAATTACGTTTTCCAATACCGACCTATCGAATAACGTCTACCTGTCGAACTCATCGAGGATCAATGTAAGGGCTGCTGGTAAGTACAACTTTCAATTCTCAATCCAGTTTGCAAACGATGATTCGCAGATTCAAGATGTTGATGTTTGGATTAGAAAGAATGGCACTAATGTCGCTGACAGCAACTCAAGGTTTTCAGTTAACTCAAAGCATGGCTCAATAAAGGGGCATGTTATTGCTGCGCTCAATCTTTTTGTAGACCTTGCGGCTAACGACTACATCGAGTTGATGTGGGCTACAACATCAACGCTGGTCATCATCGAGCATATCGCCACTCAAACGAGTCCTACGCGACCTGCGACTCCTTCGGTGATTGCCACGATGCAATTTGTGAGCGGGTTTTCTAACGGTGGGGTTTACATCTCTTCGGTTACGAACGGGTCCGCGACGATTACGCATTTTCCAAATGCAACCTCTGACAAAACTTACGGTTATGTGGTGGTCGGATGAATGTGCAATACATCAAACCAGATGAACTCAGAAAGGTTTGGCAGTACATCAAGCCAGGGCTTGAGGTTGTTCTCAAGAAGAGTCCAGAAGCGTGGATACCAGAAGACATCTATTCTGACTGTTTTAACCAGCGATCAATGCTTTGGGCTTTTGTTGAGGACAACACTGTTGTTGGCTTTGTTGTTTTGCAGCCTATGGGCGATAATTTGCATGTTTGGGTTGCTTATGGCAAGGGGGATTTTGATGCAGGCATGGATCATGTTCTCCGAATTGCAAGAGATGGTGGCGCGAAAACTATCAGCTTTGATTCTTGGCGTAAAGGCTGGGATAAAAAAGCTAAGGCGTTAGGTTTTAGACCCAGGAAATGGGTGAGAGAGGTTTGATATGGCTGGCGGTTCAACAAACACGGTAACCAGGACAGAACTTGATCCTACGATGCGTCCGTATGTTCAGTACGGATTAAGCGAGGCTCAACGTCTCTACCAGGCTGGCGCTCCCGAATACTTTACAGGCCAGACGTACGTAGGACCGTCTCAGCAGACGCAATCTGCTCTGTCGGCCATGCAGTCTAGGGCCATGCAAGGCAATCCGCTTGTGCCTTTGGCGCAACAACAACTTGCAACGACATTAGGCGGATCTCGTGCTGAAACGCTAGGGTCTGCAACGTCTCCAACGCTTGCGAACACGATTGCAGGTGGTTATTTAGGACAGAACCCCTATTACACGGCAGCTCTCCAACCAGGCTTCCAGGCAGCAAGTACGTCCTATCAGGACGCAATCAACCAGATGAGATCGAGAGCGTCTGCTGCGGGAAGGTACGGAACCAACGAAGCACTTATGTCCCAAGAGCAAAGGGCTCAGGGCGCTCTTGCTAACGCACTTGCTAACCAAGCGGCGCAGCTAGGTTATTCCGGTTATGAGGCTGAACGTGGAAGGCAACAGCAGGCTTTGGGTATGGGTCTTGACCTTTACGAGGCCGAGAGAGCAAGACAACAAGCGGCGATTGGTGCTGCGCCAGGTTTGGCTGCTCAGGACTACACAGACATTGCTCAACTCGCACAAGTCGGCCAGGCGGCAGAGGGCTACCAACAAGCTGCCCTGCAAGACGCAATCCAGAGGTTTAACTTTCAGCAACAAGCTCCCTACTCGTCGCTTCAATCGTTTTTATCTGCTGCCTACGGCGCTCCAATGGGCCAGCAAACGGTTCAGCCTACTTATTCAAACCCGCTTGCAGGTGTTCTTGGTGGCGCATTAACCGGAGCTAGGTTAGGCAGTGCTGTACCTGGACTTGGAACGACTGCCGGAGCAATAGGCGGCGGTTTACTTGGTTTGCTTGGGAGGTAATTGTGTCTACATCTAACTTCCTTGGCGGCATCTTTGGTGAGATGCCTAGTTATATGGGCGGTCTTTTGGGTGCTGAAGAGCAGGAAAAGCTAAGACAGCAAGCGCAAGACCAAGGATTGCTTAACCTGGGTCTTTCTCTACTAGCGGGGTCAGGAAGAAGTCCTGTTCGTAGAACTACAGGGGAATTAGTAGCACAAGGTTTACAAGCAGGCCAGCAAGCCTACCGCGGTGCTATGCAGCAAGCGGTGCAGGACAGGATGACTGCGCTCCAACTTGGCGAGATGGCAAAGAAACAAAGAGCCGAGCAAGCATTGCCTGGTCTTATTCAGGGCGCTATGGTTGCTCCTCAAAGAGAGTTTACGGATCTTGAGCGGATGGAGATGCGTACTCCTTCGGTCGCTACGGGACCAGCTCGATTTGATCCTCAGCAGTTTTTACAGAGAGCAACCGCTGCTGGTGTATCGCCAACGGTTGCCATCCCGCTAGGCCAACAGATTCAATCTTTTACTAAGCCACAAACAAAGGTTTACAAGCCTGGCGATGTAATCATGGACGAAGTAACTGGTCAGGTTTTGCATACTGTCCCAGAAAAGTCTGAGATGGGGTATATGTCAACAGACCAAGGTATTTTTGCGTATGACAAAAATGCAAAAACACCGTCTTTAGTAAAGGTCATGGATGCTGGCGGCAAAGGTTTTACAGGGGAAGCGGCAAATTATGCGCTTAGTGAATATGGCACTAGCGATCCTGCGAAATTAACCCCAAAACAAAGGCAAGACGTTTGGCAGAAAGGTGTCATAGAGTCTAAAAAAGCTGGGGCGACTAATGTTGGGGTTAACGTCCCAACTCAAAGCGAATTTGGAAAAGGTGTTTTTGCTAGCTATCAGGGTATTCAAGATGCTGCTGGCAATGCAAGAACAACGCTTGGTGTTGTTGGTCAGCTACAAGGATTCCTTGATGCTGGAGTGAAAACAGGTTTTGGAGCCGAGTCTAGGGCAACTCTTAATCGAATCGGTCAGGCAATTGATCCTAACTTTAAGGTTCCAGAAACCGCTGGTATTGAGGCAGTTCAGGCAGCTACGGCGCAGCTTGTTTTACCGCAGGTTAAATCGCTTGGCGCAAATCCGACAGACAAAGATTTGGCATTTATTGCTAAATCATCGCCGGAATTATCTAAGTCAGTTGAAGGTAATAAACTAATACTCGAAGCATTACGAGTCAAAGCGGAGCGACAACTTGCTGACGCTGATTTCTCTTCAAGATGGGTTCAAGAAAACGAAAAAATTATTGCGTCAAACCCTATCAAAGCTAAGGCTGAACAAGACAGGGCTTTGGAAAACTTTAGGCAAACGTCTCCTGTTTACACAACGTCTGGAGACCAATTAAGGCGTAAGTTTGAAGGGCTTAAATCTGTCGGGTCTGCCGGACTGCCTCCAGGCGTAAGAGTTACTAGGGAACGCTAATGAAAACCTACAGCGTCGAGATTCCAGGCCAAGGTCGGTTTCGCGTAGAGTCCGAGCAAGAACTTACGGACGAGCAAGCGTATCAAGCGGCACTGACGCAGGCTCAAAAGGAGCCTCCTACGCAAAGACTTCGCGCTGCCGCTCAAGGTTTTACGATGGGTGCGTCTGACGAGGCTGAGGCTGCGATTGTTTCTCGATGGACGGGAAGGCCGTACGACGAGGTTCTTAGCGAGATCCGTACAAAGATCAAGGCTTACCAACAAGCACAGCCCGTTGAATCAACTGGCGCTGAATTGATGGGCGCAGCGGGTATGGGTTTACTAACCGCTCCGCTTACCGGAGGCGCATCTATCCCAATGACGCTAGGACGCGCTGCTGCGCTTAGTGGGGCGCAAGGTGGTATCACTGGATTTGCGTCTGCTGAAGGTGGGATGCAAGAGCGTGGTGCAGGCGCGATTACTGGAGCGGTTACAGGTGCTGCGCTCGGTCCGATTGCCCAGAAGGGCATGGAGGCTCTTGGTTTTACTGCCGACAAGGTTGTCGATTGGGCTAGGCGCAACATAGGTGGCCGAGGAAGCAAAGCTGTTGAGACAGAAATCCAGAGGCTTGCAAGCACTAGCGGCATGACAACGGATGAGATCGTTGATCGTATTGCCAAGGGCGAGATCATGGCAGAAAACGAGACGCTGAGAACAGCGGTCCGCGCTCTGTACTCGCAAGGAGGTTCTGCTTCCAACATTATTAGGGAGGCATTAACGGTCCGACCTGAAGCGTTTAGAAAGTCTGCTCAAAGCATGATGCAGGCAGGCTTAACACCTGGCGTTAATAAGAGCGTGCTTCGCTCTATGAAGATGACTGATGACGCTGCAAGAGCAGCAGAGCGTCAGGCATACAAGCAAGCCTTTGAACAAGGCGGGATCATATCTCCTGAGCTAACACTAGCCTTTGGCGATGCAATCAAAAAAGTTCCTAATGTAGTTGAAAACATCAACCGCAATTACCGAGCAGAAACAGGTAAGAAAAACTTTTTTGAGGTTGTTGATGGCAATGTGAAGTTTGATAAAGGCGCAACACTTGAAGATTTCGAGATTGCAAGAAGGGCTTTGCGCGACGAGGCAGATCAAGCCTATCGAGCAGGGCAGGGGTCTTATGGAGAGATCCTTAAAAACCTTGAGTTAAATATCAAGACCGCACTAGACGCAGCGTCTCAACCTTTGGCTAAGGCCAGGGCGGGTGCTGCTGCGTTACGTCAGGCAAGAGAAGCGTTTGGCGAAGGAAGAAAGGCTCTCACGAAAAGTGCAGACCAGGTTGATCTTGAAGTTCAGGGGTTAAACGCACAGCAATTACAGGCATATCGCTCTGGCGTTATGGACTCATTCCGAAACAAGTTCACTACGGGTCAGCGAAAGTCTTTGATGAACACACTTGCAGACCCTGAGAGCAAAGAAGCAAAAATCTTAAGGTCTGTGTATCCGCAAGACTCGCTTTCTGACCTGATGAAGAAAATTGATCTTGCGTCTCAATCTCAAAAAACCGCAACCTCGGTTCTTGGCGGGTCTCAGACCGCTCCTAGCTTGTTACAAGCTCAAAAGGTTGGTTCTAACGTGTCTGCCCAAGAGATGGTTTCTGCTATGGGTGGAGATCCCTTCGCTTTATTGAACGTAACCCGTAAAATCCTAAGTAGCAAAACCCAAAATCTTTCTGAGCCTGAACGTGAGCGTGTTGCAAAGATTTTGGTTGAAACAGACCCGACTCTTGTTAGAAGGGCATTACAGGACGATAGTGTGATGGCAGATTTACAGCGTAGGGTCGGTCAAATTATGGGCGGCACTGCGGTAGGCGCAAGAAGCGCAGGGGCGTATGGCGCTGGGGCTTACTTAACCCCATCGTTGCTAGCGGAGTAATCATGGCAAAAACAAAGATTTCCGAGTTCTCCTCAACTCCAGGCAACAACACCGATATTGATGGCATTGACATTGCCGAGGGCTGCGCTCCCAGTAACATCAATAACGCGATTCGTGAGCTTATGTCACAGCTCAAGAATCAGCAGGCCGGATTAGATGGCGACACCTTTACGACCAATGACGTTCTTACGGTCTCAGGTGTCACGGCTAATGCAGGTCGCGTAAGGTTTGGCGAGGATGCTGATAACGGTTCCAACTACATAGAACTTCGTGCGCCTGCAACCATCTCATCGAATACAGCCTTTGTCTTACCTTCCGCAGATGGTTCTGCCAACGCAGTCTTAGGCACAGACGGAGCAGGCAACCTTTCGTTTTCCAGTTCTACGGGAACGGGTGACGTTGTACGCGCAACCTCACCATCCCTGACGACCCCTAACCTTGGCACTCCTTCTGCCGCGACCTTAACTAACGCGACAGGTCTACCCATCTCAACGGGTGTGTCTGGATTAGGTTCAAACGTAGCCACAGCACTAGCCGTTAACGTGGGCTCTTCTGGAGCCTTTACGACCTTTAACGGCGCGATGGGAACACCATCGAGCATTACCCTTACCAACGCCACAGGAATGCCTCTATCGGGCGTTACGGGCCTGGGAACAAACGTAGCAACTGCGTTAGGCATAGCGGTAGGTTCTTCTGGCGCATTTGTCACAACATCGGGATCAGGTGCTAGCGGTAGTTGGAATATCAACGCAGCAACCGTAACCAACGGTGTCTATACGAATGGTTCTTATGCTGATCCTGCGTGGCTTACATCTCTAGCGGCTACAAAACTAACGGGGTCTATTCCGATCTCGGCCGGAGGTACAGGACAAAGCGCAAAAGACGCAGCGTTTAATGCTCTGGCCCCAACAACCACAAAAGGCGACATCATTGCTAATTCGGGAACGACGAACATTCGCGTTCCTGTAGGCACTGATGGGCAGATCCTTATTGCTGACTCCACGCAGACAAGTGGTGTTAAGTGGGGGTCAGTAACAGGCGCAGGAACGGTCACATCGGTAGGTATTACGCCTCCTGCGTTTTTGACTGCAAGCTCTGCGATTACCTCGTCAGGAAACATATCGCTTACCTACAACGGTACAGCGATCCCTGTTACGTCGGGTGGAACGGGACTTAACTCGTTAGGTGCTGCCCTTCAAGTTCTACGCGTTAACTCAGGAGGAACGGCTCTTGAGTTTGCAACGCTTTCTACTGGCGGTGATGTCTCTGGCCCAGCTTCCTCGACAGACGCGCAGTTAGCGATCTTTGATGGCGGAACAGGCAAAGTCATCCGCGCAGCAACAACCACCGGAGTCTTGAAGGCTACGTCAGGTGTTGTGACTGCGGCTTCTGCTGGAACAGATTACATAGCCCCAGGTGGAGCGTTAGGGACACCTTCATCAGGCACGTTAACCAATGTCACGGGCTTACCAATATCTACAGGCGTGTCTGGATTAGGTACTAACGTAGCGACTGCGTTAGGTGTAAGCGTAGGGTCTGCTGGATCATTTGTACTTAACGGTGGAGCACTAGGAACACCGACATCTGGAACCCTGACGAACGCTACAGGGCTTCCTGTTTCCACGGGTATATCTGGGCTTGGGACTAATGTCGCTGCTGCCTTAGCGGTCAACGTAGGATCTTCTGGTGCTGTAGTCACTAACGGTGGTGCGCTAGGCACACCTTCGTCGGGTACGCTAACCAACGCCACTGGATTGCCTTTAACGACAGGCGTTACAGGGACGCTTCCTGTAGCCAACGGTGGTACAGGACTTTCCTCTTTAGGCTCTGCCAATCAATACTTGAAGGTTAACTCCGGTGGTTCTGCGCTGGAGTTTGCAACCTTAACGGCAGGAGATGTTTCTGGCCCAAGTAGTGCGACAGATAACCGGATTGCAAGGTTCGACGGAACCACTGGAAAGCTGATTCAGAATTCGTCTGCAAGCATCACAGATACTGGACAGGGTTCTTTTGTTGGCTACATGCAGGTTACGGCCAATACGGGTGCAGGAACTTCTGGTTATCTTGAACTCCAATCGGCAGACGCAGGATCAGGCACAAAGACTCTTCGTCTACAACCATCGAGTTCTGCATCTACCTCGACACAAACCTACACGTTCCCGACCTCTTACGGAACGAATGGGAATGTCCTGACATCTGACGGTTCAGGTGGGCTATCTTGGGGTGCTGCTGGTGGTAATCCCGCGGGGTCAAACACTCAGATCCAGTTCAACTCCTCTGGTGCGTTTGGCGCATCTGCAAACCTTACTTGGGATGGCTCTAACGTCCAACTAGGGGCTACGGGCGCACTTCGTTTAGCAGACCTTGACTCAAGTAACTACATCGGAATCAAGGCTCCTAACACCGTAGCGTCTAACGTCACGTACACCTTACCGAGTGCAGATGGTTCTAACGGTCAGGCACTCACAACAAACGGGTCTGGCACGTTGTCTTGGACTTCGTTATCTGCAAGCCCTGGTGGTTCTAGCACTCAGATTCAGTTCAATAGCTCAGGTTCTTTTGGTGGCTCCGCAAACCTAACCTGGGATGGCGTAAACGTCCAGCTAGGCGCAACTGGAGCGATGAGGTTTGCTGATACCGACTCAAGCAACTACATTGCTCTAAAGGCTCCTGGGACGGTTTCTGCCAACGTAACCTTTACGCTTCCAAATGCCGACGGTACTACAGGCCAGTTTCTTAAGACCGACGGTGCTGGTGCGCTGTCTTGGTCTACGCCTACCGGAGGCGGTGACGTTGTAGGCCCAAGCTCATCGACTGACAACTTCATTGCTGTCTTTAACGGGACAAGCGGTAAGGCAATCAAGCAAAGTTCTGCGCTCTACTGGACGAGCGTTTTAGTTGGTCAGGGTTATTTAGCGGCAGACGGTTCTGTTTACGCAGACGGGACTATCGACCTCGTAAACACGGGTGGGTCAGGTAAAGGCGTAAAGCTAACTTACGGTTCTTCTGGCACTGCATCTGTTTTACTTAAGGCTGCTTCATCAGGAACGACAACGCTGATCTTCCCGTCTAGCGCAGGGTCTAGCGGTCAATACTTGTCTACTGATGGTTCTGGTAATTTGTCATGGGCATCTGTAAGCGGTGGTAGTACTACAGCGCAAAATTACGCTTGGTTTCTAAGTTAAGGAAAGATAATGGGAACTTTAGTTCTTGACGCAACCACAAAGACGATCCAGGCGGTGATGTCTGGTGCTGCGGCTACCAGTAACCCCGAATTTACGGTTGCTTATGCTGATAGCACGTCATCATCACTTACGGAAGGTGCAAGCGACGGTGCTCTTAACGGCACTACTGCTGTAACACTTGTATCCTCTCCTGCCTCTTCTACGAGGAGGGTAGTTAAGTGGGTCACCATCCAAAACAAGGATACGGCTGCTGTAACCGTTACCCTCACCTACAACAACTCTAGCGGGTCTACCAGTAGGCAGATAGCCAAGGTGACACTGGCTGCTAACGACACTTGGACAACCGACGGAACATTTGATTCCACAGGTTCTCTTAAGCAGACAGCGGGATCAGTTGCAGTCGGAAACATCACTGGTTTAGGAACTGGCGTAGCGACATGGCTTGCAACACCTTCGTCAGCTAACTTAGCTTCTGCGGTTACAGACGAAACGGGTACAGGTGCGCTAGTCTTTGCTAATACGCCGACTCTAGTAACGCCTGTACTTGGTACACCTACATCAGGCACTTTGTCCAACTGTACAGTAGACGGAACAAATAAAGTTGGCTATATCGGTGCGCCACAAAGTACAAATACCACCGTAGCTGCAAGTGATGCAGGAAAGCATATCTACTTTACTGGTGGATCTACAGCAACATTAACAGTAAACACCAATGCAACAACAGCTATTGATGTCGGTACAACTATCCTTGTTGTTAACAACAACTCAGGAAACCTGACTATCTCTGGTTCTGGTGTTACGTTTCAATTAGCTAACGGCGCAACAGGAAACAGGACTGTAGCAACAAAGGGCATGGCTACATTGTTAAAAGTAGCTACCGATACTTGGTATGTTTCTGGTGCGGGAGTGACCTAATATGGCTGGCGCACTTACAGCGGCAATAGCGGCGGCATTCGCAGGAAGCTCTGTCGTTACGGATGATTACTTTGAATACACAACGCTCCTGCTTCCAGGCTCTGGAACCAATGGCGCACAGAACAACACGTTCTTAGACGGCTCTACCAATAACTTCACCATAACTAGGAACGGCAACACGACACAGGGTACGTTCTCACCGTTCAGTCAGACTGGGTGGGGGAATTACTTTGATGGTAGTTTGTATTACTTAACCGCGTCTGGTAATCCAAATATAACCACTAACTTTACTATTGAGTTTTGGTTTTATATGCCATCTTGGGGGGATAGAGTGTTTTTATCCCAAGGTGGTGGAGCTGCTAGCTTTAGTACATCAAATGGGGTTGCTTACCAGATATACGCAACTTCAACAACGTTTTATGTTCAATGGTCTAATGGTGCTGGTGGTCAAGTAGAAATCAGCACCCCAACGTCTGGTATTGCTACAAACACATGGCATCATGTAGCAATAGGAAACAATGCTACAACAACAAGGTTATGGATTGATGGCACATCAGTAGGAACTAATACATCAAACCCAACTTGGTATTACCCAACCACGAGAAGTACATATGTTGGGTATATTAGTTACACATCTTCGTACAGAGCTACTGGGTACTTATCAAATGTACGAATAGTTACGTCAGATGTTTATGGGGCTAATAACAGCACTATAACAGTACCAACATCACCTTTAACAGCGATTACTAATACTCAACTATTGACATGTCAGTCAAACAGATTTAGTGACGCAAGCAATACATATACTTTAACTGTCACGGGGACTCCATCTGTAGTCGCCTTCTCCCCATTCAACCCCACTGCAAGCTGGAGTGCTGCGACCTATGGTGGGAGTGGGTATTTCGATGGGACTGGGGATTATTTGAGTGTTACTGATAATGCTGCTCTTCAATGGGGAATAGGTGACTTTTGTTTTGAAACGTGGGTTTATCTAACCGCAATAACAGGCGGCTTTCAAGACTTAATAGCAAAAGGAACAAATAATGCAGGTACGTTTGAAATATCAATAACAAATACTGGGAAGATTGGGTTTTATACGACTGTATCTGTGTTATCTAGTTCTGCAACATTAACTACTGGGCAATGGACTCATGTAGCTTTAACTAGGTCAGGTACAACACTGCGGTTATTTGTTAACGGCGCTCTTGACACAACAGTTTCATCATTTTCAACTAATTTTAATAACACAGGAAGCCTAATAATAGGTGCTTTTGGTAGTGGTAGTGGTAATAACTTAAATGGTTTTCTATCTGGGTATAGATGTGTAAAAGGCGATGCTGTATATACCACAGCTTTCACACCTCCCACAGCACCTCTAACAGCCATCTCCGGCACATCCCTCCTTACCTGCCAATCCAATCGTTTTAGAGACGCAAGCAGCAACAACTTCGCCATCACAGTCAACGGAAACACCTCCGTACAAGCCTTCTCCCCATTCAACCCCACTGCATCGTGGTCTGCTGCGACCTATGGTGGGAGTGGGTATTTTGATGGTAGTGGGGATAGTCTAACTTGTTCAAGCATACTGCCAGCAACAAGTGATTTCACG